TTAGAAACTTTTATATTTGAACTATGTGATAGGGATTGTCCTGAAGCATACAAACAAGTAATAAGAACTGAATTATATGAATACAGACAGAATAATAGATAAGCCAACAGAATTAGAAATTAATTACTATGACCAGTTTGTATTATTGTCTAATACTATTCTTAAACTTAGAGAAGGTAGAATAAGTGCTAGACACATTGATACTATTATAACTCAGTTAAACGAACTAGCTTTTTATGTAAATGAATTACAATTAAAAGTTATGTATAAATCCTCAGAATTAAACTATTATAAACAAGCAGTAGACGACTTAACCACTGAGGTTGTATCTAATCGATTTGTAGATATAAAATAAAGTTGTATATTGCAGTAAAACAAACAAAGTATGTCGAAAACATTAAATTTTGAACAAAAGGTAATTGCAATTCAGTCAGAATTAAAAGCACCTAAAAGCCAATACAATAGTTTTGGTAAGTACAGATACAGAAACCAAGAAGACATTTTGGAAGCTGTAAAACCATTGTTGAGTAAGTATGAGTTATCTATAACTTTAACTGACACAATTAATGAAACACCATCAGGAATTTGTTATGTAGAAGCAAGAGCTATACTACATGGCACAGATGGTAAGATTGAATCAGTTGCACAAGCTGGTATTGATATTAATAAGAAAGGTATGGATATATCTCAGTCATTTGGCAGCTCTAGTTCTTATGCTAGAAAGTATGCTTTAAATGGCTTATTGTTAATTGATGATACTAAAGATGCTGATTCAACTAACACTCACGCAACTTCAAGTCTTAAATGGCTTAATGAAGGTACCCCTGAATTTAACAAAGCAATAGCACACATTAAAAAAGGAGGAAAGATTTTAGATATAAAAAAGAAATTCAATATATCTAAAACTGTAGAAACTAAATTAACTAATATTAAATCTTAAATTATGGCAGGACTAATTTCAATGTCTTTAGATGTAAGTAAATTACCTAAAGAAAAGTTCGTTAAAGGTAAAAAGGGAGTTTATTATAACTTCACTGTTGCTGTTAACGATGAAACTAAATATGGAAACAATGTTTCTATGTTTGATGCACAAACACAAGAAGAGAGAAAGGCTGGAAAGCCTAAGCAGTATCTAGGAAACGGAAAAGTATTCTGGAACAATGGCTCTATTGTAAACGCAGAGAAAGAAGCTCAACCTACTGAAGTATCAGCAGAGGGAGACTTATTTTAATTTATCAGGGGGATTAATTTCCCCCTTTTATTTTCATAAACACACACAATGACAATAAAAGATTATACAAATGAGGAACAACAGTATATGCAATATATCGAGGATAAAGCATATATTGACCCTAATAAAGAAGTTAAATATCCTCCAATAGCGATAAGCATGGGAAATTTTATGGCAGGTAAAGAAGTATATCCAATACCAATAGGTACTTATGGTAACTTCTCTTTTATTGCTGCTCCTCCTAAAAGCAAGAAGACTTTCTTTGTTAGTTTATTATCAGCAGTATATCTTAAAGGACAATTAGATAGCCACGCAAAAGGAATGATGGGTCATAGAAAAGGAAGATGTTTAGTACACTTTGATACAGAACAAGGTAGGTTTCACGCTCAGAAAGTATTTAGAAGAGTCTTAGATATGACGGGCTTGAGTGATGAATGTTATCATACCTTTGGACTTAGAACTTTAAACAATAGAGATAGATTAAATTTTATAGAATACTTTTTATATCATAAGGTTCAAGATGCAGGATTAGTTGTAATAGATGGTATAGCTGATTTAGTTTCTGATGTAAACAACCTAGATGAATCTAGTATGGTTATACAAAAGCTAATGAAGTGGACTGAAGAATTAAATTGTCATATAGTTACAGTAATACATAGTAATTATGGAACAGAGAAACCTACAGGACATTTAGGTTCTTACTTAGAGAAGAAAGCAGAGACACAGATACAATTAGAATTAAACACAGTAAACGATGAAATGGTTACAGTTAAATGCAGAAGGAGTAGAGGATTTCCTTTTGATAAGTTTAGCTTTAAAATAAATAAACAAGGTCATCCTGAGATAGTTGATGACTTATATAATATAATAGAAGATAGTAATATAAATGCAACTAAAGCTTACGTTTAATATAAAGCCTGTTCCACATCAATCAGTCAGAATTGGCAGGAATAATATTGCCTATAAACCTAAGAAAATAATTAATTACCAAGTTGCAATAAGAGCTTTAGCTATAGCTCAATTACCAAAAGGATTTGAAATGATTCCTGCTGGTACAGAAATAACAATACAGAGATTATCATATCAATTTGAATATCTCAAATCTACACCCAAGAAGAGAAGAACAGGTAAAGTTCCAAAAACCACAAAACCAGACCTACACGACAATTTAAACAAAGCATTCATGGATGCACTTGAAGGCATTGTATTTGAACAAGACCAGAATATCGTTAAGATAAAGAATCTTGAGAAGTACTATGACAAAGAGAATTTAATAACTTTAATACTTAAATATTAGTATGTTAGAATTGTTGGCTAAGAATCATCTATTATGGGTAAAGATGGTTTCTAATATGGGATGTCCTAGACATCTTTGTGAAGATATAGTACAGGAAATGTATTTAAAGATAAACAGATTAGTTACTGATAAAAGAAAGATAATGTATGGTGATGATGATGTAAATAGATTTTACATATATGTCACATTAAGAAACTTATATACTGATTATAAGAAAGCTAAAAACAAATATACTTTCTTTAGTTACATTGAAACAGATGATGCAGATACAATACATACAGCAGAGTATTTATATTCAGACACTGAAACAGAGAAGGAAGAAGCATTCTATAAAATAACAATGAAGTTAGCTAGAGAGATTAATTCTTGGCATAGCTATGATGCTAAACTATGTAATACTTATTATTCAGGAAATATGTCTTTAAGGCAAATATCCAAAGGAACAAACATAAGCTTAACTAGCATATTTAATTCTATAAAGAATTATAGAGCAATACTAAAAGACAAGTTTATAGAAGACATAGAGGATTACTTAAACGGAGATTATCATTTATTATGAGACAATTTAAACCATTAAAAGGACAAAAACATATCAAAGCAACGTCTAAGGCTCAAAAGGCTAGGAAAAGGCTACAAAAAGAATCTTTGTTAGAAAGAGAAAGAAGTCCTAAAGTAAAAAGAAATGGTGTTTTAATATCAAATAAAAATAAATAAATTATGAAAGAACCAAAAGACAAAAGAACCAAAGCATACAAAGAATGGAAGAAGAACTTTGATGCAGTACAAGAAACAAAATCAAAAGGATTAGGAGATGATATTGAAAAGATTACAGAAGCAACAGGAATTAAGAAGCTTGTAAAGTTTATAGCTGGAGAAGATTGTGGATGTGATGCTAGAAAAGAAAAGCTTAATAAGGTATTTAGACATAATAAGTTAGAATGTTTAAATGAAGAAGAGTATGATTATTTAATTACTTTGTTCTCAAAGAACAAGAATGTTTTAAATAATGAGGAGATAAAATCACTTTATCAAATAAGCAATAGAATATTTAATAAAAATAACAAACCTTCATCTTGTTCTTCTTGTGTTAGAACAGTAGTGTTAAGGTTAAAAAAAGTTGTAGATGCCTACAGATAAATCACTTATAAGAAACTCGAAGCAAGTTAAACAGGTTATTGATTTCACTGGTATACAAAACGGAAAGATACATCCTTCTGACATTGATGCTGTACTTGAATTTAATAACGATGCCTTAATATTAATTGAGGTTAAAGGAAAGGGGAACAGGATTCCTATGGGTCAAAGATTGTTATTAGAAAGAATAAACGATTCTTGGCACAATCAAGATAAAGCTATTGTGCTGAAAGTTGTTCACTCTTTTAAAGATGACACAAGGGATATTCCTTTAAATGAATGTACTGTAGAAGTATGTTATTATAAAGGTAAATGGTCAGAAAGAACAGGTCCTTTATTAGAAGTATTAAATAAATTAGGAGAATCATGGGAGATAAAGAAGTTATCCTTTTAAAGTGGACTATGAGTTCTTCTTATAATGTTAACGTAAATTATATATATAATGACAGAGAGAAAGAAAATACCTGTTTACTCAGGAGTACTGAATTACTTTCCTGATGCAATTAGGGAAGTAGCTAAATGTAGTTATGCAGGAAACTATCAGCATAATCCAGACAAACCTTTACATTGGGATAGAAGTAAGTCTGGTGATGAATTAGATGCACTTGCTAGACATTTACTTGAAGCTGGTACAACAGACTCAGATGGTATCAAACATTCTGCCAAAGTTGCTTGGAGAGCATTAGCAAATCTACAGAAGGAGATTGAGAATGAGAATAAAGTTTAACAGACTTTTAACAACATTTAATTAACAAAAGTGTATATTAGCTCAAAATATAAATTATGAAAGAAGACTTAAAAGAAATTTACCTTAAAGCATCTACTGCTAAAGAAAGCCTGTTGGATGGTTATGAAGAAACTACATTAGACTTATTGGAACAGATTAAAGAAGAGATATTAGAATTAAACTCACATATAACAGAACTATGATAAAAACATTTGACAACAAAGAGTGGAAGTATTTAGACCTTATAGAAAGAATGTATGACGATGAGTTCTACTATGGTTATCTTGGTTCTAACGCACTTTCTTCATCTTCAGCTAAGAAACTACTACAAAGTCCTAAAGCATACCTTAAATCGCTTCATGTGAATCAGGATGCTCAACCACTTAGAGATGGTAGGCTTGTACATTTATCTGTACTTGAACCTCAAAAGGTAAAGGATTTAACTATCGTAGAGGGTTCTAAAGCTACTAAAGCATTTAAGGAAGCAGTTCTTGATTTAGGTTCTGCTAATGTATATACAAGAAGTGAATTTAATAATGCTAATAGAATAGCTAATGCAGTTCTTAAATGTAGTGAGGTAACTAATTTATTACAAGGCTCTGAGTTTGAAGTACCTCAAGCTAAAATGATAGAGGGTATACCTTTTAGAGGAAAGGCAGATGTTTTAAATGGTAACGTAATAATAGACTTAAAGACTACAGGAGATATAACTAAGTTTAGATGGAGTGCAAAGCATTTCTCTTATGACCTTCAAGCTGCTTTATATATGAAGATGTTTGATGCAGATGCTTTTATATTTGTTGTAGTAGATAAAGATTCTAAAGATATAATGATATGTGATTGTTCAGATGAGTTTATAAGAACTGGAACAGAAAAGCTTGAGATGGCAATAGAACAGTACAAGTATTTCTTTCAAGATGAAATACCTAATCTGGATAATTATGTAACACATGAAACATTGTAAAGGCAAGGCTACTAAGGAAGAGTATTATAATCTTGCTATGTATGATTTAGAAGATGGTATGTCTATAAATGATTTAAGGGAACTATTGAAAGAATACTCTAGTCAGGAATTATATTGGGAATGTGCAGGAATACAAAAAGCAATAGAATATATGGGGTTTATGTTGTTAACAGTAATGAGTGACAAACTGAACACAAGAGAAATAAATTTAAACTATAACACTAAAGAAGACGAAAATGAAATCAAACAAGACATTACAAACGAAAGGGATTAGAACTTATATAGAATCCTGTTTAAACATTGATATAAGCAAAAGAACAAGGAAGAGAAATTATGTATATGCAAGAGCTGTATACTTTAAATTATGTAGAGAATATACTAAGTTAAGCTTAGATGATATAGGGCAAACAATGGGCATGGACCATGCTTCAGTAGTACACTCTATAAATAAAGTATTTGACTCTGTAGTTCTTTATGATAAGTTCTTAGAAGACTTATATAATGATTACAAGTTCTCTAATAAGAACACTAATGAAACTATCTTTGATAATTATGAGAGGCTATTAAAAGAAAATGTAAGTCTAAGAAAAGAAGTTAAGTCTATAAAAGAAGAAGGTTTATTTGATAGAAGGTTTGTTGATTTATATGAAGGCATACCAAAAGAAAAGATTAATGAAGTTTGTGATAAGCTAGAAACTATTGTTAAGGTAACAAGAGTATTTCATGAGAGAGATACTGTACAATCTTAAAGCTCAGAGCTGGTGTATTGAGAAGGGTTATAAAATATATCCTATACCTCAAAACAATAAAGGAACTAAATGTAAGATTGGTATAGAGCTTGGTGAAAAGAAAGCAATAACAAAAGAAATATATACTAACAAAGAAGTTAGCAAAGAGATATGGAAACTATTTACAAAACTATATAAGAGATGGGAAGAGCAAAACAAAACTCAGCATACATAAAACCTAATGATGGTAGAAAGAATAATGGTAGAAAGAAAGGAGATAAGTATGGAACAAAGAAACAACTGATTAAATCATCTTCACAACTAACACCAGCAAAGAAAGAGAGAATATCTATTTATGCTCTTAATGCAATGAAAGATGTATTTGGTAGTGAAGAGGAAGCTTGGAAAGCATTAGCAGAACAAGCTAAGGATTCTTTTGCACACATGAATTTACTATGGCAATATAGATATGGTAAACCTCAAGATGGTAATGAAGATAATGCAAACAAGAAGTTAAATGTTCCTGTAATTAATTTCTACGCTTCTACTAATCAAGTAGAAAAACTAGAAGATACAATAGATATAGAGTCAGAAGAGGTTGATATGGATGAATTAAATAATGAATAACCTAAAGTTAAACGATAAATACAGTCCTCTGTTTACTGCAAAGAGCAGATACTTCGTGTGTACTGGAGGTAGAGGTTCTGGTAAATCCTTTGGTGTAGCTGTATTCTTGTTATCATTAACCTATGAGCAAGGACATAAAGTTCTGTTTACTAGGTATACAATGATATCAGCACAGACTTCTATTATTCCTGAGTTTATAGAGAAGATAGATTTAATGGGAGTAAATGACCACTTTAGAATTACTAAAGATGAGATTATAAATATGACCACAGGAAGCTCAATAATCTTTAAAGGTATCAGAACATCAAGTGGTAATCAAACGGCTGCCCTGAAGTCTCTAAATGGCGTTACAACGTTTGTTATTGATGAAGCAGAAGAGTTAACAGATGAATCTTCTTTTGATAAGATTGATTTCTCTGTAAGGTCTCAGATTAAACAGAATAGATGTATACTTATATTAAATCCAACTACTAAAGAACACTGGATATATCAAAGGTTCTTTCAAACTTCTGGTGTGAACTCAGGCTGGAATGGTTCATCTAATAAAACCACATACATACACACAAGTTACAAAGACAATAAAGACAATTTATCTGAGTCATTCTTAGAACAGATATTTGAAATGAAATTAAAGAGACCAGACAAGTATGAACATCAGATACTTGGTGGCTGGCTTTCAGCAGCAGAAGGAGCTATCTTTAAGAACTGGAGAGTAGGAGATTACATACAAACAGAAACAACCTGTTATTGCCAAGATTTTGGATTTTCGGTTGATTTAACAACGCTTGTAAAGATATCAGTAGATAGAGCTTTAGGTAAGTTATATGTAAAAGAAATCTATGGTAAAGCAGGATTGTCTACAACAGAGATAGCAATGAAGAATAAGATGGAATGTGGAGCTGACTTAATTATATGTGACTCAAGTGAACCTAGACTTATCAAAGAGATAAAACAAAAGGGAGACTTAAACATAAGACCTACAATAAAGAAGAAAGGTAGTATACTTTCTGGTATTGCTCTAATGCAAGACTATGAGATTGTAGTAGATAGAAAGTCTCATGGTATTGTAAGAGAACTTAATAACTATGTGTGGCAAGAAAGAAATACTAAACCTAACAT